ATAATATCCCGCACACACAACAATAGTTATTACATATTCTAGGATTTATATCCTATATCCGTAATTACTGAATTTTTGAATGATAACATGTTTTAGCTTTTCTTATGTTATCTTAAATTCTTAAATTTATAATTGCCATATTGTTTGTATTTAATTGTATTTGCAACTATCATATATCGTTATAATATAACCTATTACTCTATATATGACTTTTGTTTATATTATTTTGTATTTATAATATATTTAACAATATTTTCTTATTGTCCTTTGGCCAGGACATGTCTTTTTGAATTTTTGCCAACCCCCACTACGTTCATTTCTAACATCCACTAGAAGCTCTTCTTTTAGAGTCTCTCCCTCCCGGAGTTAAAAGGAACGACATTTTCATGTCGCTTTGAATCGTCATATACTCTTACAATATATGCATGGTTTGACGCCCCATGTAGAACTTTTATAAAATGTTATTTAGTATTTTTATATTATTATATTAATGAAGAAGGACGGCGAGCACCCCACAGGGTGCATAGTTGGTTGCCTATTGGTACGGAAGCTCACCCAACTATAGGATAATAATATTGTGCCGCTTAATGTCAACCCTTAATAAGAGATAACCATCATGGTAAGTTTATTCTTCACCACGGCTACGTTGCCAGATGGAGTCTCTTAATTTTGGTGGAATCTACTTAAGTATTCAGTATTTATTAACTCAGGTCCCGTGTTACCTACTCTCGTTATTGCAATACGCGAGAGCGCTTTTCCCCGACGTATCATTATTATAATTCTATTATATAGTATATTATTTAACACTTTCCAAAAAGTTTACAGTCACGCCCTTAAATTTTAATTAATCATGACAAGTTTAATAAGATGCCAAAATATGAGCAAGGGCCTGAATGTTTGCACCATTCCCCATATCGGAGTTATTCAATACTTCGGAGCGATGGATTTTTTATATCCATCATTTAAAACAATAGTTACCCCCTTGTCCCGTGTGGACATATCTATATCTAATAGTAGACGTCTTAGTGAGCATCCTGGAGATTATTACGATCAGTTTGCTAATGATCTTGAAAAATGGAAGGAAAATTATGAATTGGAGAGTCATGGTTTTTCAAAAGCTCTTAAACACATGCGAAAGATACCTCGTGATTTTATTTTGTTTGTTTCGCGAATGCATATGTTTTATCGGTCTATTAGAGATAATCGTAGTTCTACTAATTATGCGTGGAATATTCTTAGTATTGTTATAGAATATTACCCTATAGAGCGTTTAGAAGATATTATTGATATTATAACTGTTCCTTTATCTCTTGCTGTTGGAGTTGTAATGGAAATTAAGGAAGGTTATGATGCCGCCGGTCTAGAAGCACATTCTGCATCTTTGAATAAGATGCGCCACTTAGTAGATACGTGGCAGAAGATTTCTGAGTGTGAGCTAGCAGTTAAGTTTGAGAAAGTTGTTCAAGGACTACTTAGTTGCGGTATATCTTCTATGATGGGTTTGAATTTTGATCGAAGAGGATATGAAATTCTCTTCGGTAGAAGATTACCCAGTCTTAGGGCTCCTTCTCTTAATGCAACGATGTTATGCATTGTTGATTTTGTCACAACTATGGTTGAAACTGGATATGAGTGTTTCCTTGAGAAAAGTCTTCATCCTATTGTTGTCAAGAATAGGAAAATTAGGGTTTTTCTTGATAAAACTCTTGCACTCTCAGATGAGATCGATAGATTACCAGATACATTAAATGTAGATGGTTTCGAATTGGTAGAGAGAGCTAGAGCGCTGTATCAAGAAGGAATGTATTTATTACCCAAAAATCCAGAGATAGGACCATTTGTTAAAGATCTTGCCCAGAAATTTACTAGGGTAAGAACTTTCTTTGGCGTACCTGCCATTAGAAAGCCTCCTTTTTCCGTTCTTATTTATTCGAAACCAGGACAAGGGAAAACTATGGTAGGAAATATGATTGCCTCTGTTTATGCTTGGACTGTTAGAAAGCAGTTTAATATAAACCTGCTGTTTGATCCCCAAACATGTATGCATGCCTTTAATCCAGATGCGAATTTCATGGATGGTTATAAGGGTACGAGTACCTGGTGGATTCACTGTGATGACATAGCTCGAGAGACAAAATTGCAGATAAGAAATGGTATTTCTCCTGGACTTGCAAAACTTATTTCTATCATCAACCCAGCTGGAATGGCTTCAGAACAAGCAGCCATTGAGGATAAAGGCACCATTCCTGTTAACCCAGCTCTTGTTACAGCTAGCACTAATGTCAAAAGCCTTAATGCTATATATGCCGTTGCTACTCCTGTAGCTCTCCTGAGAAGATTACCCTTTGTTGTTACTCCTATCCTTAAGCCTCAGTTTAAGGACAAGGATGGTTTTATGAAGAAGCTTGATCATATGGAATATGATGCCCATACTTTCCTCATAGAAAAGGTTCGGGCTCTTCCCAACCCCACAGAAGGTACTTTAGGAGTTGATTACGATCTTTATGTGCCGGATAGGAAAGCTTATTTCTCTTCAAGAGAAGTCAAAGAATTAGGCTTGAGAACCGAGTGTACCAAACCTGAATTTATTGAAGAATTAAGCAACGCTGTGTGTAAGCATGAAAAGAATGCTAAGGTGATGTTTGAACAAAGCATGTCTTATAAGGATGTTACATATTGTGATCATCATTATTCTTCTGCCGAGCATTGTCAACAGTGTGCGGATGATAAGTGTTATGCTCAAATGAGTCCAGAAGTTAATGCACATGGGAGTGATTCTAGTGCTGATAAATTTCGAGATGAAGTAAGTAGTCAAATTCGTGCAATTGAAGAGCATTATGCTAATATTCAAGACTCGTCTCAACCCAATGACGATGTCTGGGTGAGTGAAGAAGATTCTATAAAGAATGATTATGATGATGATGGTCATGAGGTTTGTTCAGATACACCCGATTCTGATAGTTATGTAGATGCTCAAGAAGCTAAAGCTTGGTATAGTGAACATAAAAGGAATAAGCTTAGAGAAGCCGCTCTGGAGGGACAGGGAGGTTTCATGTCACGTCCAGCCCCCCCTCCAGAACCCCGAACATTATCTTATTTCCAACGAGCGCAGATGTTTATGCTAGTTGCCTATCTTAAATATGCCCCCAAGCGTTTTCATAATTGGGCGGTGGAGAGACTCTTTCACCTTAATCCAGATGCTTTATTTGATTTTATTTTACTCACAATGAACAAACATGTTCCCAAGAAAGTCCAAGAATTTATTACTGCTAAAAACGCTTTAATGGCTCTTGGTGGAATTTCTGCCTTTTATGGTGCTTTCAGTCTATTTCAATCTATTAAGAGTTCGTCAGAACCATCGATTTCCACCGAGGTACCTGTCTCCATGGGAAATATTTGGGCTCGAGATAATAAGGAACAAGATCTTTTCGTCGTCCCTCCAACAACTACCTCTACCAATGACGATGAAATTATTACTACTGTTAGGAAATCTATTTTTAGATTAGGCATTGAGGTTATGGATGATCAAAAACACCTCAACAATGAAGTCAATGTTGTCTCTCTAGGTGAATCTAGATATTTGACCGTAAACCACGCCTTTGGAGGCGATGGTCCCTGGCAATGTGTTGCTAATTATGGTTATTTTCAAGATCATGCATCTGCTCTCCGGTGTTTTACTATTGATAGTTCTCAATTAACTAGAATTCCTGAGAGAGATTTAGTTATTTTTACTTGTGCTTCCTTATTGCCTCGAAAACCTTTATTAAAGTATTTTCCTCCTAAAATGGATCAGGCTGCTCGCCAAACGAGATGCATCACCCTCGAGCCTACTGGAGCCTTAACCATTGCACAGGTTTTTAATAAGAAATATGATCCTGATCATGCTATCACATACACTAATCCTGGCGGTTCAATCACTATTTATGGCTATGATGGAGAGGCGTTAGATATCAAGTCTAAGAAAGGAGATTGTGGTTCTGTAGTTGTATCACGTAGCTCTCTTGGCTGGTTTATTTCAGGCATTAGAGTTGCTGGATCACCTGCTGATTCACCATCTATGAGAGCCATTAGCACTCCAATATCTCGAGAGATTTTGGACCCTTTTCTCAAGAAATCTAATCCCCTTCGATATCTTAATTCTAAAGATGGATTAAATTTATCCTCTAGAACAGGCCCTCTACAACCACCATACAGGAAAGGAATTCATACTTATATCAAACCACATAGTCAAGTTTGGATGCTTGGTTCTTTTACTCAACGACATACTCATACATCTAAGACTAGGCGTACTATTATAGCGGATGCTTATGAAAAGGAGTTTAATATCAAGATTGATGCAGTTCCTCCTCTTATGAAAGCTGTACAAGAAGATGGTGAATGGAAGAATCCATATACCATCGCAACTCAAACTACTAGTCAGCAAAGCCCACATTTTTTAGACAGCGAAATTAATGATGTTGTGGAAAATATCTTACATGATACACTCCAAGATCCTTCATGGTTGGAAGAAGTGTGTACTTTAGATGTGGTAGATGCAATTAATGGTTTGCCTGGAGTCGACTTTTTGGACAGCTTACAAATGTCTACATCTGGTGGTTTTACCTTTCCTGGTAAGAAAGTTCAGTATTTTGACCGCATAGATGACAAATGGTATCCCAAACCCGAATTGGTCAAGGCAGTCAAAGACATTGAAGAATCTTACATATTGGGAGAGAGAGCTAATATTGTTTTCTTAGGGTCTTTAAAGGATGAGCCTGTTACTGTTAAGAAGAGAGAGGCTGGGAAAACACGTGTTTTTACGGCTTGTCCTGTTTCTTTTTCAATTGTAGTTCGGAAGTATTTCTTATGGATTACAAAAGCTATGAGATCTCAAAACTATCTCACCGAGTGTGCTGTCGGTATGAATTGTTTCTCTTCTGAATGGGAGGATTTATATCATTATCTCACTTATTTTGGTGCTGATAAAATAGTTGCAGGTGATTATAAGGCTTTTGATAAAGAAATGCCAGCCAACATTATTAGAGGTGCATTCAGCGTCCTCATAGAATGGAGGAAAAGGACTTCAGCAATTTCCACTAAAGAATTAATGATTATGGAGGGTATAGCCACTGATGTGAGTCTTCCAGTGGTCAATATGAACGGCGATGTTTTCCAATTCTTTGGGGGAAACCCATCCGGACAACCCCTTACGGCAATCATTAATTCTATAGCTAATAGTATTTACATGCGGATTGCTTTTAAGGACTTGGGAGGATCTTTGAATTTATTCAAGAAACAGGTGCATCTGATGACATATGGTGATGATAATATCCTCAACACTGATAGACCATGGTTCAATCACACAGCTATTCAAGGAGTTCTCAAAAAACGTTGGGTGACATACACTATGGCAGAGAAAGATTCGGAATCTGTGCCCTTCATTAATATTGAGCAAGCTGATTTTCTAAAGCGGAAATTTAGACATTTGAATGGCTACATTGTAGCTCCCTTGGCAATATCTAGTGTACATAAAATGCTAGGTATGATGGTGGAGAAAGGCAATGTTTCTGAAGAACAAGTAATTGCTGATAGTTACTTGAGTGCTAGACAAGAAGTGTCAT